TAATGATCAGCATTGATGAAATATCGCGTATAGCTGAAAAAAGAAATCGATTAAAAAAAGAGACATACATTAAAATTCATGAACAAATATCTAAAAAGATACGTCAATCTGTTGATTTAGGACATAAATACCTTTTCTGTCAAATACCATCTTTTGTCATGGGATGTCCCAATTTTAACAGAACGAAAGCTACAGAATATATAAAACGACAATTTGAAATAGGTGGATTTACAGTTCAGAATATAGGTGAATTCGAACTATGTATTTCATGGAGACCTCATAAAAAAACAAAGAAAAAAAATCAATACGACGATGAATCAGAAGACCCAGAAGATTTTCCTACACTTGTTAATTTGAGAAAAGCGGCAAATAAATACAGGAGAAATGCGTGAGACTTAAAGTTTAAATATGTAAATATACTACAAATATGAGCGACCCTTTAAATATACTCGTCGAGGCAAAACGCGAATACATAGGTCAATTATGTTTACTTATGTGTCCAGTTATGATCGAAACATTTGAAACAATGTATGAAGAAGCTTATAAACTTACAAAAGGTAGAAAAGTTCTTGTAATGTACCAAAAACTTTTAAAAGAGGTACCAAACTGGAGTGATTCTATGTCTAAAACCCACACGGACAATATAACAAATAGATGTGCGTGGTTCAACGACCTTTTAGCCGCTGTTTTTGTAAGTTGTGTTAAAATTTTATCCGCGGTTCGTTTAAATAAAGATAATAAAAAGATTTCACTTAAGCTTCCAACTAATGAAGTTTTTATTCAAACGTGTTATAATAACGCGGCAAAGGACTTGTACCAAGATCCGTATATTTACCACGAAAATCAAAATGAGCATATAAGAAATGATAAATTATATGAAAGATTCTGTACATGTATCGAAACATCCGTAAAAGAACTTATACCCGTACAACAAATCTTACAAACGTATATGTCTCAGACACAAGAAGGTCAGGATTTGGATGTTGGGGAAGCTGAAGTTGGTGACTCTGAAGACCCAGATCTTATTGATGGTTACGAAGAAGAAACGTCAGAAGAGCCATTTGATAATGAACCCATCATGGAACCACAAATGGAACCTCCAATGGAACCTTCAATGGAACAATCCATGGAACAATCCATGGAACCTTCAACACCAGAACAAATGATGGAACCTTCAATGGAACATGTAATGCAACCAGAACAAAGTTCACCATTTGATAATGAATTTCGAACTATTACCACAAAACCAGAGCCGCGAGTTGAAGAAGATGAAGGGGTTTTATTTCCAGACGCATCCGAAACCCGTGCAAAAAAAGTTGGGTATTATTAAATGGAGTTTGAAGACTATTTACGAGACCCCGCGTGGGCCGGAATAATCGCCGGTATTATAACCGCAGGATATATACATTTTAAAGCAAAGATTAACAACGAAGGTAAGCTTCCCGTGAGTGCATACACAAAACCTGCAGCATTGACTGCAATTTTAGTATTTTTTATTGTTACTAACGGACTAGGTAAGAAAGAGACCATATCAACGGAACCATTTTAATTTTCTAACTTAAAGATAATATACTTATTTACAGTATAAAATGACTTCCGTGACCGCATTTAATGATATGATGGGTCAATTTCTTGTGGAATTACACAAGACATTTCCAGAAGAAAAAGGCTTGAAAAAGTGTTTATCGGCTTTCGATTTAATGAAAGCTTCGAATCCACGTCTAGTTGTAGACGGTTTTATGCAGGGTGTTATACCATACGCAGATAAGATTTCTTCAAAAGATGAATCATTTTTTATTGAAGAATCGAAGAATTTGGATTTCATGAAAGGTGTAAACCTCGAAAAACATTGGGGTTCTGCATCAGAAAATACAAAAAATGCAATTTGGCAATATGTTCAGACGTTATACATGCTTGGTACAACCATTAGTTCTATCCCAGAAGACACACTTTCCATGATTGAAACAGTTGCAAAGCAGTGTGCAGATAAAATGGGTGAAGATGGAAGTGAACTTGATGAAGCTGCATTAATGAAAACGATGCAGGGTATGTTAGGTGGTATGTTGAAAAAATAAACTCACTATATATAAATGACATCTTGGTTTGAAGATCCAAAACAATTGGTTCGTGTAGATAAAGTTCATGAATTTTGGCCGTCAAAAACACAAACTTCAGCAGACCGTGTTAATGCATCAGCTCGATTTATTATTTATGCATCTTGTATAATTTATCTTATAAGACGCGATCCACGTATTTTCGTTTTAGGTGGAACCGCACTCGGTGTTCTTTATATAATGGAGAAATCAAACATGGTTAAGAATACAACGACTGTACCAGAACCTGAATATAACAATATAGGTAAAGAATGCTCTATGCCAACAAAAGACAATCCTATGGGAAATGTTCTCATGTCCGATTACGTAGATAGACCAGACAGACCACAATCATGTCATTACCCAACTGTAAAAACAAATGTAAATAATTACATTACGAGTGATATTAAATATGGCCCAGCCCGTTCGCGTTCGTCAATGCCAGAATATCAAAGAAATGCATTATCAAGACAATTTGTAAGTATGCCAGATACATCTTTAGGTAATACACCATATTATGAATTTATACATGGTAAAAGAGGTGATACGTGTCGTCAAAATCCCATCATGTGCAACCCAAATGCAAGAGGTGCACAACTCGAAGCGTTTGCAGGACTTGCACCAAATGGAGATGCGAGAATCACCGCAAGTAGACCATCTGTAACTTAAATTTTTACATTCAAAACATTAGTAGATACTCGATTTCCATAAACAAAATATTTTGTAATAGTAAATGGCGTATCAACTCCAACCAGGAATGAAAGTTGTTAAAGACCATGCGGTTCCATCCGTGTGCGCAACTGAAGAAGTTTTTGTATATCCTCAGCCCAGTACCCTTAACTATGGATCAAGTAGACCAAATACCATGTTATATGGTACGGCCCCATTTATGGCGGGCAAGGGTTCTCCAGCACAATACATAGATACATCTGATAGACTCAGACCACAAAGTACATCTCGATTTAATAAAGTTTTGGCGAAAACGTATGAAAGAAATTTTCACCCACTCCAGAATGTTGAATGTAAAGTACCCCTTAAAACGAGAACATATGAACCAACGAGCACTCGTGCCGAAACACAAAATGGATTATTTCAGCAAAGATACCTCAATAAAAATCTCGCTAAGAAATAAGAATGGCTGATCCTATATCTATAATGGCTATAGCCGGTTTAGTTTATGCCGGTCGAAAATTGAGTCAACCAAACGAAAAATACACCGTAGAAGGTAATACTATAGAAGAAGCGGAAGTTGTATCTGACTTTTCTAATACGGAAGTCGCTTCACAATCAGAATATTTAGGACCAATGTCACCACTTGTAGAACCAAGGTATACATCTAAACAAGAAATGAGTTCATTTGCTGAAATTGCATCACAACAACGTTCTTCAGGTGGTGAAATTTTATCCATGAGAAATCGTATGTATGATGCTGGTACAATGAATAACTTATCACCGGTTGAAAAACAACTTGTTGGTCCAGGTTTAGGTGTTGGTCCAGAAGTTCCTGCATTTGGGGGGAATCAACAACTGTTTCGTGTAAATCCCGAAAATGTCGGTGCATATCGTTTAACAACTTTACCTGGTAGGTCGGGTCCAGCGTTCGACGTAAATGGTGGTCGTCGTGGTGTTGTCGGGGAAGTTGTAAAAAATAGACCAGAAAAAACAGCGTTTCTTTATGGTCGTCTTCCTCCAGTACAAGGCAGAGCCCAGGGTATGAGTGGAAGAACTCCTCGATCGGAACATGAGCGTACAAAAAGAACAACAAATAGATCAGAAACGGGTTCAAGAACAGATACATTAAATTATGCATCTGCAAAGAGAACCGTTTCTGCACTTACCAGAGCTCAAGAACCAACACGTAACAAAATGGATGGTACTGTTGAACATTATCAATACAATAACCAACCCGCTCCAGGTATAAGTAATTTTATGGGTGGTTACTTAAATGCCCCAGCTACCAAAATTGGTGAAAAGAGAACATTCGGTTCTGCATATACAGCCGAAGATCTCATGAAATATGGATTTAGACCAGACGATCGTCGTGGTAAACCAAATAGAGCCGCTGGTCCAGGTCGTATGAATGTCCGCGCCGATGCACTTAATCAAGGTGGTATGGTTACAAGCGTTCGTTCCGATACAAGTAGAACTGATGGTAGAGTAAATGCAGTGAGTGGTGGTTGGACACAGCAATATAGAAATAACGATTATCATAAATTTAACGCTTATAAGGGACATGAGAATCCACATGCATCCAGTACAAGTTTGGATACAGCTAGAAGACAACTTGCAAGTAACCCATTAGTACATAGTCTTTCTTAATTTAAAATAAAAACGTGATATACACTCATTAAAATAATGCTCCTATATTTTAATGAAGGTACATACCTTAGATATAGACAGCGGTGAAAGAGATCCTATCCTATACTCAAATCCAAGTGATTATGTCGTCCATCTAAAAAATCCAATTTATGATGTAACTAAAATTTCACTTATATCAGCACGTATACATAATAGTCAATACCTTATACACGATAGAAATAAAACATTTGGTGTTTTAACAAATGGGGGAAGTACTCAAACTGTAACCTTAGACGCTGGAAACTATAGTGGTGAAGAATTAGCTGCACACATTAATACGAAATGTACTATAATTACGGGTGCAACTTTTGATAAAGATACGAATGCTATAACTTTTACGGGTTCGGGTGATTTTACATTTTTGTTTTATGGTGGTACGAATGGTTATGCATCTACTTCAAGTAGTGGGTATACAACTCCACATGATATTTTAGGTTTACCGGCTTCAAATGTATCATCGTCATCGAATTCATTGGAAACTGGAAGTATTAATTTACAGGGTCCAGATGCAATTATTGTTAAAATGAGTAGTGGTTCTGATGAATTTAACAAAACTGTCTTTTCAGAAACACCCTTTTATACAGGACGTATACTCTTATGTGGTGATGTGATTAACTTTTCGGGTGTTGACGATACGGTTGAACACAACTTTGATTCTGGATCACAAAAAACGATATCAAGTTTACGTGTTCAGTTTTATTACAGTAGTAATAATCGATTAATACCATACGATTTTAGAAATGCTAATCATATACTTAAGCTTGCAGTAACATGTTCTACTGATAAACTTGAGAATGCATCTAAAATGGAAAAAACAGAAGAAGACTATATTTCTCCTCTTCCGTCACCTATGAGTATCCCCGAAATGGAGGATCCGCGTAGATGGGATGCGTTTATATCTATATTTATGGTAGTTGCAACCGGTTTATTTTTATTATTGGTTATGCGTAAGCCTAAACTTATCGAGTAACCGCGAAAATTGGTTGAGTTGGCTTTTGCACACGTGTAGAGACACGAGAGATACCGACGTATACCAAGATGGACAAGAGTGTTGTGAACAAGGCAGTAAGAGTGTAGTTCATACCACCGTTCTTGTTAACCTTAACAACTTGGTTAACAGTCCACCTTACCAAGTCCATCCACGAGAGGGCGGCGGCAAAAGAGAAGCCGGCAACGACGGCATTGAGGGATTGGGATTCGAGTTCACGAGCGACGAGCGTAACAGTTTCAGCAGCAGTAGACATTTTTATATATAGTATCCTGAGATTTTAATCGGGGAGTAAATCTTCTTCTATTAAAATTTTTTTATAATGTTTTGGTTTCATATACCCTTTTAACATACGAACATTTACACGTTCTAGTCCTGAATCCGATCCCGAATCTGTTTCTGTATCGGAATCACTTTCGGTATCAGAACTATCATCGTCATCATATATCTTAAAATGTTTAGACGTTGCTTCGTACCCTTCAGGTTCCGATGTGTTCATTACTATCTATAGCATTTTTTAACATTAATTCTGACGGATTTTTTGGTTCCCACGCATCCCAGGTATCGTACGCCATATTCATCTTAACGAATTTATATTGACGTCCCGTGTATCGCGTAAAAGGAATTTCTTCATCTTCAAACTCGATGTCTTCTTCCTGGTCTTCTTCATCGGAAGATTCTTCATATATTTCCGGAAAATGTGTTCCCATTTTCTTACCAACTTCGTTCATGGCACAATATTTCATGGCATATTCCATATCTTCACCAAGTACCATATCTCGACCACACGCCGTAGCGTATTCGGCTGCGAGAACCATAGTTCTTTCGAGTACGGGTTGAATAATGTTAATAGCAGAGTCCTGGACCTGCTCAATTAAGTTTGTGGTTGCGTCTTTTTCTTGTTGATTCATTATAAATTAAACAGTGTTTTAGCAATTCCGTTTTCTACACGGAGTATGTTATAACTTAGGCCTAAAACTCTAAGTTCTCTTTTAGCCAAGTTGTCTGGTAATATTTTGAGTTTTAAATGCTGTTCTTTAATTAAACTAAAATTTCTTTGTCCGGTTGGATACCACCGCTCGGGTTCAAGTGCGAAACTATACGAATAGTATCTTCTAAATAATTGTGTTCTTGAATGATGTATACCACTTTGTACTGCGCGTAAGTTTATGACATTACCCGAAACTTTATCTAAAATAATTGAGTCGTCTAATTGTATTTCAAGGTTTTGTAAATGTTCATAATTTACGTATTCACCGTTATACAATTGGTAATTTGAATCATAATCAAAATTGGTAACAAAATGACCACCTATAACTTTTCTAAGTCTTTGAATTACAAAAAAAAGTTCCTTTATGGGAT